ACAGCCAGATGGAACTCGTGTAACAAAGGTTGTTGGCAAGAACTATGAAGTTGTTATTGGTGATGAGAACATCTATATTCAAGGCACTCAGAACATTACTGTAAAAGGTAATGCTAAGTTGTATGTACAAGGTGATCACTATACAGAAGTTGATGGTAATCAGTATGTGACAGTTCGTGGTGATCGTGTAACAAAGATTCAAGGCAATGATCTGAAGGAAGTTATGTCAGATGAGTCATCTCAAATAAACGGTAATAAAACAATGCGCGTCTCTGGTGATAGAAGAACAACTGTTGATGGCTTCTATAATGAAACCATTGGCAAAAGTAACATTGTGAAAATTAAAAAGAGTGAAGAGAAGACTGTATTTGTCAATAGCTCAACAATGGTCTCAGGGAATACATCATTTACCGCAGTTAATAATACAAACATTGGTAGTGGCGGCAATGTATCAATTGCTTCTGGGGGAAGATTCGATCTCAAATCAATGGGTGCTGCCACAATGTCATTTGTTTCTACATTCCGTAAAATTGTAACAGGTGTAGCAAGTTTAACGTATGTTGGAAACTACTTTACGAAGTATACTGCTGAAAGCCAGTTTGATCATAATGGCGATCATTGGTATCGAAAAGGTGCAGATAGACACGACAGACACGCTGCTGGTGTTGACTATGCATGTAGTGGTGATCCAGTTCGCTCTGGTGCAAATGACTGCACTGACTTAACCCCACCAACAGCTCCTGGAGTTTAAGATATGATTCCTGACTTATCAAAATGCGGTTTAAGTTTAGATATATTAAACCTCGATGCTGCAAACAAAGCTATTGAAGATGCTATGAAAGAACTTTCTGGCGCTGCAGGCGGTATCGCTGGCAGTATTGCTAACCTTCAATCCCAACTTGAAGGTGAGATGAATAAAGCTCTTGCTGAATTAGAAAACCTCATTCCAGAGATACCAGACCTACCACCCAATCTTCAGTTAGAAATGGCAAAATTAATTGGTTTACTCAACGATCCATTAAAAGCATTAGATTTAGCCGCACAGCTTGATAAGATTAAAAAACTATTTGGCGATGCTCCTGGGTTAGACTTGGATGCTTTGCTTGGTGATTTAAATGCGTTATTATCCTTTGACATATGCAAAGACATTCCTAATCTTGATGCAGAGCCAATATACGATGAGTTTGGTTTAGAAATTGGATATACATATGTCAAAAAAGGATTAGTACCAGACGCGCCAGTGATAAATGCTATTAAGTTACCACCACCTCCAACTCCTAAGACATTAGAAGAAGTTGCTTTGGCGGCAGAAGATGTAATGAGTAAAGCAAAACCAACCATTGCTGCTATTGCAGGTGATTTAAAAAGTGCCTTTGGTACGTTTGCTGCGCCTTCGTCGATAAAAATGCCAAAAATACCTACTATTGAATCTATCCCTGTCCCAGAGGTAATGGGTGGTATGCAAGTTAAATTTGTCGATGCTGCTTCGCAATTATCAACAACAGCTGTTGGTATTGTTAATTCAGACGCAACAGGGAATCTTTTAAAATCTATATCTGGGTTTTTACCAGAAGGATTTAAAACAAACGCTGCATTTGAAACATCATTCTTTGCTAAAAGAGATAAACTCATAACTGTAAAGACTAATCAAATTGAAGAAATTAAAAGACAGCAACGAGAAGTATCAGTACCTGCTTTTAACTCCATTGCTGGTCTTCCAAGCGAAGGCACTGGAGATATTCAAAAGGACGCTTTGGCTGCGCAGCAGGGTTTTAGTAATCTCAGTAAAGAGTTGGGAAGTTTGTTTTCTGCAAGTAGTATCAATTCTTCTGTATCAAGCTACACATCAAAATTGAATACAGAGTTAGCTGCTGCACAAAAAGATCTAGAAACCGATCTTGCTGAATTAAAAGCTATTAGAGAAGCTCCAAAATCAAGTGATAATAGAGATGTATCAGTAACTGGTGTTAACCCCGTTACTGGTTTTCCAAGCGAAGGCACTGGAGATATACAAAAGGACGCTTTGGCTGCGCAGAAAGGTTTTAGTAATCTTAGTAAAGAGTTTGGAAATTTGTTCAAGTAGTAGAAGCCCCGAAATCAAGTGATAATAGTAATCATCATCTGTCATTGTATAAAGATTTCTTGTGATTATAACTTATAAATAATAAAAAGAAAGATAGTAAGACATATGCCCGAACTTAAAGAACCAGTATTTAAAGATATACCACTAAGTTTTACAGCGCATCCAATCACTGGCAATGTGAAAGCATTGGTAAATCGTGATGCCGTAAAGCAGAGTGTAAAGAATATTGTTCTTACTAACTTCTACGAGCGACCATATAGTCCAATTCTTGGAGGTGATATACTATCTCAATTATTTGAAAACATGGATCCTATTACTGAGTATAACGTAGCAAAGAAGATTCGTCAGGCATTAAATAACTATGAACCAAGAGCAATCATTGATGATATTAAAAGCGACTTCAATCAAGATGGCAATGCAATAAATGTAACCATTACATTCCGAATAAGAAATGATGCAACACCAATTTCCGTCAATGTATTACTAGACAGGGTAAGATAAATGGCAGCAAATTCCGCAATTAGCGTAACGAGTCTTGACTTTGACGCTATAAAAACATCAATGAAGACGTACATATCTTCGAAGCCAGAGTTTACTGACTATAACTTTGAAGGCTCTACGATTAGTATGATACTCGATCTTCTCGCATACAACACATATCAAAATGCCTTTTATACAAGCATGATTGGTAACGAGATGTTCCTCGATTCCGCACAGCTTCGTGATAGTGTAGCATCAAGAGCAAAGATGCTTGACTATGTTCCTCGTTCTGCTCGCGGCGCAAGTACAACTCTCAATGTTGAAATTACACCAACAGGCGCACCAGTCTCTGTTACTATTGATAAGGGTTCAGAGTTCTCTGCTACAGTAGATGGCGAATCATATAAGTTTGTTACACCTGAAGCATATACATTGAGTTCGAATGATTTGTATACAGGTGATATTACAATCACTGAAGGTAGAGTGGCAACACATCGTTTTACCGTGAGTACGACCTCTCCTGTTCGTTACATCCTTCCTAATGAAAACGTAGATACAACATCAATCACTGTTGATGTTCAGAACTCAGCTGATGATCAAAACTCTACACGATACAATGTTGCTAGTGACATATCACAAGTTCAAGCAAACAGTGCTGTATATTTCCTTCAAGAAGTTGAAGATAGTCAATATGAAATTTATTTTGGTGATAATGTAATTGGTAAGGCTCCGGTTGATAGTAATATAGTTATTGCTAACTATCGTGTGTGTAATGGTACGGTTGGTAATGATATCAACTCATTTACCAGCCCATCGACACTTGGCGGATTTAGTGCGTTTACAACAACTGTCAATGCTCCTACAGCAGGTGGTTCTGATAACGAATCAATTGAATCAATTAAGTTCAACGCTCCTAAGAACTATGAGACACAAAACCGCGCAGTTCTTTCTGAAGATTATAAACGAATTATTCTTAGAGATAATGGTGACTTCCAATCAGTCAGTGTATGGGGCGGTGAAGAGAATAGTCCTGCTATTTTTGGAAAGGTGTTTATTTCAATCAAGCCAGTCAATGGCTTCACTATTTCTTCTCAGAGAAAAACAGACATTAGAACACAGCTTAAAAAATACAATGTTCTTTCTATCGACCCTGAGTTTGTTGATGCTTCTTTCTTGTATATCAAGCCAACTGTAACTGTAAGATATAACTCAAACGCAACAACTCTTTCTGCTATAGCGGTTCAAACCAAAGTAACAAGCGCGATTGTTAATTTTGAAAACACAAAACTTGGTACGTTTGATAGCAATAAATTTAGATACTCACAGTTTATTCAAACAATCGACGATGCAGATCAATCTATTGTGAGCAACCTTACAACAATCACAATTGAAAAAAGGTTTGTTCCAAGCATTACAACAAGTTCAACATTCAATGTTGGTTTCAATAATTCATTACATAATCCTCATGCTGGGCACAAATTTACAATTAGTTCAAGTGCATTTACATTTGAAAATCAAACCTCTTATTTTGATGATGATGGTAATGGAAACATTCGTATATTCTATTTGTTAAATTCTACTAGAGTGTACTTGTCTGAAACAGCAGGAACTGTAAATTACGTAACAGGTCTTGTAACAATTAATGCTTTCCTTCCGACTGCTTTTGTTGGAAGCTCTATTAGTATCTTTGCTAATCCAAAAAATAATGATGTTGATTCAGTTCGTAATCAAATACTATTGATTGCGGGTGCTACTGTTTCGGTTGTTGATGATACTACTACAGTAGTTGCTGCAAATACGGTTACAGCTACAACAACAGGTGTAACAACTGAGAATTCTGGTTCTAGCGTTTCACCACTGGTGTATTAAAAATGGCTACAGATAAGAAAATTTCAACGCTCGTTGAGCAACAGTT